TTCGGCTTCCTGCCGGGCCTGCGCCTCGGCGGCCTGTTTCGCGGCCCTCTCGGCGGCCCTGGTGGCTTTCTGGTCGCGTTCGTATTCGCGCGGGTCGGTGCCCTGGTCGATCAGGGCTTGGATCAAGATGATCCAACAATGGACATCTTCAAAGACTGGGCCAAGGAAAATGGTGTAAGCCAGGCAGCGTTCGAAGAGCTGGCATCTAAAGTATTGCAGGCATCTGCTCAGGAATCGGAATCTTATGAGATCGATCGCCAGCAAGAAATGGGCAAGCTTGGCGAGCGCGCTCAGGAAAAGATCGAGATGGCAGAGCGCCTCCTGGTTCGAGCGCCGCTGACAAATGATGAGCGTGAGGCGATTGCCTACTCTCTTAATTCAGCAGATGCGATCAATGCTTTCCTTAAATATCACCAGGCGATCACAAATGAGGGGATCCCGGTAACGCCGGCGGTCAACACCCCATCGATCACCCGGGAAGATCTCGAGGCAGCGATTGCAGATCCTCGTTGGAAGACCGATGCAGGCTTCCGCTCGAAGATCGAAAAACAGTGGATGCAGGCTCAAAGCGCCTAATTCTTTACATAGCTATCGCTTGTGTGTATTTTGGCCGTGACGGTTAACCGCGTTCGGCCCGTCTATTCGGTGAACCCGATGGCTGGCGCGGCCATAACGCGCAAGCGACCGCCCGTTTACGGACAACGGATCGCGTCTGGTTGAAACTAATATGGAGGTTTCTGCTATGGCGCAGAACGTCACTACGGCGTTTGTTACCCTCTTTGAGTCAGAGGTAAAACAAGCGTATCAAGCCGAGTCCGTATTGCGGGGCACCACCCGTATGCGCACCGGCGTTCAAGGCAACACTGTAAAATTCCCTAAGATTGGTAAGGGTGTTGCTACCGCTCGTGTTCCACAGACTGATGTGACCCCGCTGAATGTTACTTATTCGCAGATCACAGCAACTATGGAAGACTACATCGCAGCCGAATACTCGGACATTTTCCATCAGTCGCACATTAACTTCGATGAGCGCCGGGAATTGGTCGAGGTTGTTTCCAAGTCGATCGCACGCCGCATGGATCAGATCATCATCGATGCTCTGAACGCTGCATCTTCGCCTTCGACCGTTGGCACCGACATCGGCGGCTACACCACCAACATGAACATCGAAAAGATCCGCGCAGCGGCCAAAGCGTTGAACGAGAAAAACGTTCCTTCCGAAGGTCGTCATATGCTGATCCATGCTTCTCAGCTCGATGCGATGCTTGGTGAAACCGAAATCACTTCGTCCGACTTTGCCGCTGTTAAGGCGCTGGTTCGTGGCGAGGTCGATACCTTCATGGGCTTCCGCTTCATCACGATCGGTGATCGTGACGAGGGTGGTGTGCCTAAGCCTTCCACCCGCACTTGCTTTGCATGGCACATGGATTCGGTTGGCTACGCGGAGTCGATGGCACAGAAGACCGAGGTTAACTACATCCCAGAGAAGACAAGCTTCCTTGTTTCCTCGATGTTCTCGGCCGGCGCAGCTGCCATTGACGATGAAGGCATCGTCAAGATTTCTTGCACCGAAGCGTAAGGAGACTGATAGATGGCTTTTTCAACTACTGGTTTTGCAACCATTGGGGCATCTAAGAAGGGCAATGCACCTTCTGTTTACTCCTACTCCACCACGGATGCGATTGCTGACGTAAACACCGCTGGTTATTTCAATGACCTGTCGGATACGCTTGCTGTTGGCGATCTCATCTACTGCCTGACTTCCACCGGCTCAACCGCTGTTGCGACACTCGTTTACGTTCTGTCCAATGCAAGCGGCGTTGTCGATGTTAACGATGGCACCACGCTGGCAAACACTGACAGCGACTAATCCTGGCGGGGCGGCTTCGGTCGCCCCTCCTTCTCTTTCTGGAGTTAGATCATGGCCGCATCTGATAGTGACATTTCAATCTGTTCCGAGGCTTTGATCTTACTCGGCGCTTCCGCAATCTCCTCTTTCTCAGAAGGCACGCCAGCAGCAACGGCGTGCTCTGCGCTTTATCCGGGCTTGCGTGATACTCTGATTTCTAAACACCCCTGGAGCTGGTCACTGAAAAAGACCCAAAGCTTCCGGATCTCGACAGATCCCACGAATGAATGGAAATACGCTTATCAGCTCCCGGCAGATATGCTGAGCGGAGCGATCGCAGTATTCGACAGCGGCGGTGACAACGCTCGATCGATTAATTATGGTTGGGAGATCTACGAAGATAAGCACTTTGTAAAGCTTCTTGTGACTGCTCTTGCGTCAGATCTTGCGATTGTCGTAACCGACCAGGCTTCGAAAGCAGATTACTTCCGCAATCTTGCGTATGGCACGCCAGGCGAGAATGGTCGCGGCGGTCTTTTCCGCGAGTCGGTTAATATCGATAGTCGCGGTCAGATTAACAAATCCTTCGATGACTTTACTCTGATCGAGGTGCGTTATTAATGCGGATCGTTCGATACCAGACAAACTTTTCAAGCGGTGAGCTGGATCCGCTTTTGCGTGCTCGATCTGATTTGGCTCAATACCAGAACGGCATGGAGCGCGCTAAGAACGTTATTGTCCAACCGCAAGGTGGTATTCGCCGTCGGGATGGTTTGCGCTTTATTAATGATTTCACTGGCTTTACACAGTTCAAGCTGATCCCGTTCGAGTTCTCGACTTCTGACAGCTATCTTTTGGTCTTCGTGCCTGATCGGATCTACGTCTTTAAGGAAGGCGTTTTGCAGACCAATATCAATGGATCTGGCAATGATTACCTAGCGTCAACTGGCATTACATCAGCAATGCTCGATGAGCTCAATTACACTCAAGCGGTTGATACGCTTATTCTCTGCCATGAAGATCTGCAAACAAAACGCCTGGTGCGCAACAGCGATACCAGCTGGACGCTTGAGAATCTGGAATTTGATAATATTCCGAAGTATGCGTTTGAATTTGATACGCATGAGCCGACTTTTACCATCACGCCAAGCGCGATCGATGGCAACATTACGCTGACTGCATCTTCTGCAACAACAGATACCGGCACGGCTCAAGCGGGATTAAGCGATACGATTACGCTTAAATCCGCGACATCTATGGGAAGCGATGACCAGCCTAATGGTATGTTCATTGTCCTAACATCAGGCACCGGCTCGGGACAAACACGGCACATTGAAGATTATGTGGCTTCAACCAAGGTGGCTACGGTTTATCCGGCTTGGGATACTGCGCCAAATGCGACAACCGGATACAAAATTGTTCCATTTGCAGAAGCGGCTGTTGGTGAATACGTCCAGGTTAAAAGCGGCTTTGGTCGCGCGCGTTATGTTGAGTATGTCTCTGACACGGAAATGAAGGCGGTTACGGAAGTTCCTTTCTTTGACACAGATGGCATTACATCTGGCAACTGGGAAAGCGAACACGGCTACGAGGACACATGGAGCTCGACCCGTGGCTGGCCTCGATCGGCATCATTCTATCAGAACCGTCTTTACTTTGGCGGATCTAAATCTCGCCGCAATACTATCTGGGGTTCTCGCGTCATTGATTACTATAATTTTGATCTTGGCACTGGCCTGGATGATGAAGCGGTAGAAGCTACGATTAACACCAGCCAGTATAACGCGATCGTTGGCATCGAGGGCCAGAACGATCTTCGCATCTTCACGACCGGCGGTGAGTTCGTTGTAGCGACCCCGGCATCTGGTGGCCTGACCCCATCGAGCTTTGTTGTGCAATCGCAGACCCGTCTTGGCACAAAGCCTGGCGTTCCGATCGAAGATCTCAACGGTGCGTCTGTATTCGTGCAGCGCGGCGGCAATACGCTGATCTCGTTTCAGTTTACTGACAGCACGAACAGCTATGCGATCCAACAGCTCTCGGTTCTCAGCTCTCACTTGATTAAGCAGCCGGTGGATCTTGCAATCCGGCGCGGAACATCTACCGATGAAACCGACACGCTCTATGTCGTAAATGGCACTGATGGATCAATGACGATTTATTCGATCCTGGCAAGCCAGGGCGTGATTGCAGCAAGCCAATTTGCAACCGGTATCGATGAAAGTGATGAGTTCCAGGCCGTTGCGGTCGAGATCGATCGGGTCTTTGTGATTGTTAAGCGCACCATTAATGGTGCTACTAAATACTACTTAGAGCAGTTTGATCCGGATCTTTTGGTGGATAGTGCGGTTGATAGCACTTCTCCCGGCGGGACAACCACGGTTGACGTAGACCATTTGCCCAATACGGCCGTATCAATAATTTTGGATGGCACTGTGCAAGCTGGGCAAACTGTCCCATCTTCATCGCCATACACTTTGACATTTGCGAGTGCGGCAGATGACAGCTACCAGGTCGGCCTCGACTTTGTGATCGAAGCAAAGACCATGCCGGCCGAGCCTAATCTTTCAACGGGCAGTAAACAGGGCGTTCAAAAGCGCATTGTGCAGATCGATGCGGTTGTTAAGGATACACAATCTCTAGTCTTGAATAATACGAACGTGCCGTTCTTGCAGTTTGGCGCAAGCGTTCTTGACACTGTGATTGAGCCTTTCACCGGCGTAAAGACATTGCATGGGATCTTGGGTTTTGCTCGAGAGGGCCAAGTTACGATATCGCAGAATTACCCTTTGAAGCTTAATGTCTTGGGGGTAGAATACATCATGAGCTTAGGAGACTGATATGCAAGTAGCACTCAGCGCCGTATCTGCCGCAACGTCTCTTTACGGAGCTCGTCAACAAGCCAAGGCTTACAGCGAGCAAGCTGCCCAGGCACAGATCCAGGGCCGCAGCCAGGCGATCGAATATCGCCGCCAGGGCGCAAACGTTCTGCGCAATCTGAATGAAACACTTGCAGCAACCATTGCATCGGCGGCAGCGGGTGGCATCGATCCGACTAGCGGCTCGGCATTGGCATTGCAAAACTATGCACGCGGTGAAGCGTATCGTGAATACGGCACAGCTCTCGATAACGCGACATTGGCAAAAGAAGGCGCAGCGGCTCAGGCTCGCATTTATCAGCGCGCAGGCCGCACAGCTCTTATCACTGGCGTAGGCCAGGCAGC